CAAAATGGTTGTTGTTATTATTTCAATATTCCTTTAGATCCTCAAAGTGTTTTTACATCTCGTAATCCTATGACTATGAGTGTAGAAAGAAAGGATGATTCAAAAGGTTATACTAAAGATAATGTGGTTTTAACTTGTAGATTTTCAAACTTAGGTTTAGCAAATACATCACCAGAGGGAAAAAAGGAATTTATTTCTGAATTTATAAAGAAGGTGAAAGAAGGTGGAGTGTGAGTTTAAATGAACATATTTGGGTTATTTGGAATTTTTGTGTTATCATTAGGTATATCATCTATTGTGATTTTTGTTTTTACTATTATGGAGTTGATGAAGTGACTAAAAGAACTAAACTGAGAAATCAATTAAAATCAAACATGTACTACGTTTTCTGGGGTGTTTGTACTATGGCGGTTATGACTGGACAGATTTATGTTGGTGTTGGTTATAACAACATGTCTCAGAGTGTTAAAGATCTGACAGAAATGATTCAGATTAAAATTGAACTGGAGGAGTTAAGGAGTCAACAAGGAGGAATCTTATACTAATGTCTCTCAAATCAATCAAAACACCATTAAGATATCCTGGTGGAAAGTCAAAAGCATCAACAAAGATGGATCAATACTTTCCAGATTTTGGTAAGTATAAAGAGTATCGAGAACCATTTTTAGGTGGTGGTAGTGTTGCAATTCATGTCACTAAGAACTATCCAAGACTTAAGATATGGGTAAATGACTTATATGAACCACTTGTAAACTTCTGGAAGGTTCTTCAAGAAGAAGGTCTTAACCTAACTGATGCCCTCATTGAACAGAAAGTGAAGCATCCTGATAGAGAGAGTGCTAGGAAACTTTTCACTGAGGCAAAGGAACTTATAAACGATCATGAATGCACTAACCTTGATCGTGCTGTTGCATTTTATATTGTGAACAAGTGTTCATTTAGTGGACTTACAGAGGCATCATCATTCTCTGAACAGGCAAGCGACTCTAATTTCTCTTTGAAGGGTATTGAAAAATTACCAGAGTATTCTAAACTTATCAAGAAGTGGAGGATTACTAATGATTCATATGATACTTTGATGTTCAATGAACTACGTTCTGGTATATTCATGTATCTTGATCCACCATATGATATCAAAGATAACTTATATGGTAATAAGGGATCACTTCATAGAAGATTTGATCACGATAGATTTGCAAAACAATGTTGCATCATGTCTACAGATATGATGGTTAGTTATAATTCTGATCAACTAATTTTAGAAAGGTTTAATGGATGGGCAGCAGCAGAATATGATCTTACCTATACAATGAGATCGGTGGGAAAGTATATGAAAGAACAGAAGGATAGAAAAGAACTTCTCTTACTTAATTATAAACCAAAACCTAGAGCTAAGATTAAATTCAGTTATGGTGAATGTTATAATAATACTAAATTAAAAAAGGCAGGATTAACAACATGAATGACGAACCGACAGATTTGTATGAAGATATGAAAACTTTGAATAGTCTTTATGAAGAACTATGTTGGTGTCATAAAGACATCTTAGAATTTATACCTGATTATGAAAATAACTGTATTATTATAAGAAATAAAACTATGGATGAGGATCAGATAGATGGATAATTTATTCAAGGGTTATATTAAAAGTTATCCTGATTTTCCAAAGAAAGGTATTTTGTTTCGGGACATGTTTCCTTTATTGCAAGATCCTGTTATATCATCTGTAATGATGAGTGATTTTAGAGACTTTATTGAAATATTACAAAAGGATAAACAAAAACCCGATTACATTGTCGGTATTGAATCAAGAGGTTTTTTGATTGGTAATGCTTTAGCATCAAGAGAGGTAATTGGATTCGTACCCATTAGAAAAAAAGGTAAATTACCTGGTGATGTTATAGGAGTTAATTATAGTCTGGAGTATGGTGAAGATAGATTAGAAATTACATCGGGTATCTTAAAAGATAAGAAAGTATTGTTAATTGATGATTTACTCGCTACAGGTGGAACTGTTAAAGCATCTTGTGAATTGATTAGTAAGGCAGGTGGACAGTTAGTTGGGTGTGGATTTATAATAGAATTACTTGGGTTAAAAGGTAGAGATAATATTCCAAATGTCCCAATTAAATCATTAATTTGTTATGACTGACTTAAAAGACTGGTTAAATTCAATAAATCAATCGAAGAAAAATTTGATTGATGATGATCCTGATATTGAAAATGAGTATCCACCATACATAATCAATCGTTGTTACTCTGGTCATCTTGATGCCATAATGTATGCAAATGAGATGAATAAATATAACTTCTTACCAAAGAAGATGCAATATGATTTTTTTATAAATATCCTCAGAGTTAAGAAGAGATTTTCTCCTTGGCTTCGTAAAGATGAGATTAAAGATCTTGATTATGTAAAACGTTACTATGACTATAGTAA